AGTAAAAATTTTGTAAAAAGAATTTTATTGCCAGAAGCGTACCCAACATTACAAGAAAACAAAAATCAAGTTGCGACGCACAAAATGGCATGGGGAGAATCCGATGGAAAATATTATGTTTTTCCAACTGTTATGCAAGAAAAAACAGGAAAATTAAAAGATTACGGGAAAGATGCTTTTGATGTTGCTATGAAACGTCAAGAATTTATCTCGTTTGACAATCCAAAAGATGCCGAGGCTTTTTCAAAAAATTACAAAGCCTATTGGGACAAAATAGGTTTTAAACCAGGAGTAAAATAAAATGGGATGGACCAAGCGCCAATTTATCGAGCAGGCCTTTGAGGAGATTGGCCTTGCATCCTACGCCTTTGATCTTACACCTGAACAATTACAGTCTGCGCTGCGTAGACTTGACACCATGATTGCTGCATGGAATGCCTTAGGCATTCGTATTGGCTACCCGTTGCCATCCAGCCCACAGGATAGTGATCTGGATGAGGAAACCAACGTGCCTGACAGCGCATATGAATCTATCTACACCAACTTGGCGATTAAACTGGCTCCGTCTTATGGCAAGCAAGTTATGCCTGACACAAAGGCAACGGCTAAGGAATCGTACAACACACTTTTGTCTCGCGCTGCTATGCCAATGGAGCAGCAGATGCCAGGCACAATGCCATCCGGCGCAGGCAACAAACCTTGGCGCGTCTATGACGATCCATTTTTACGGCAACCATACGATCCATTGCTTGCAGGTCAAGATGGACCAATTGAATACAACTAAGGAACATCATGCCAACAATCAATCAACTCGCAAGTCTAACGCAGGTTTCAGGTGGAGACCAACTTCCAATTTATGTCCCCAATAATGGTGACGCACGTAAAGTTTCGGTCAGCCAACTCTTGCAATATTTCCAGACCACTTTTGCGGCTCCGACTGTAGCCACCAACCTTTACACTCCAGGCACAGGATTTAATGTCACCGTCCCGACTCCTGTAAGTGAACAGCAATGGATGATCATTCAGCCTGCTGGGACACTGGCCGCAGGCACAATTACGCTGCCTTTGAACACTGGCACCCCTGACGGCACACAAGTGCTAGTTACAACAACTCAGATCATTACATCTTTTACTCTGGCGCTCAATGGGGCATCTAATGCATATGGCGCACCAACTACACTAGCTGCCAATGCATTTTTCACCATGCGCTTTTATCAAGCTACAAACAGCTGGTATCGCGTTGCTTAATTTTTAGGAGAAAACCATGTCAGTAGTCAATCAATTTAGCCAACGCCTTGGCTCTAACCAAGTTGTTACGCCAGCAGTAGCATCTGCAAGCATCACTATTAACCAACAAGATAAAGCAGTTCGTTTGGTTAACAGTGGGGCAAATATTTGTTACGTTCGCATCGGTGGCGGTGCTGCAACAACCGCTGATATTCCAGTGCGCGCTAACAGCGAGATCATTATTCGCAAGTCTACCGAGGATACCGAACTGGCTCACATCTCAGCTTCTGGCACCACACTGAACGTGGCCACAGGAGAAGGTGGCATTTAATGGCTACCAAAGACACTCGCCTTGCTCGAATTGGAGTTGATGGCTATAACAAGCCCAAGCGCACGCCTTCGCATCCGACTAAAAGCCACGTTGTTGTAGCAAAGTCTGGGGATCAAGTGAAGACTATCCGTTTTGGTCAGCAAGGTGTGTCTGGATCACCAAAGAAAGAAGGCGAGTCAAAATCAAGCCAAACCCGTCGGGAATCATTTAAGGCTAGGCATGCAGAAAATATTGCCAAGGGCAAAATGAGTGCAGCTTACTGGGCCAATAAGGTTAAGTGGTAAAAATGCAAATACAAATACTTAACGGAATTTATGCTGATGCAACACCAGAGCTGCGCACCGCTTATCCTGTCAATATGGTTCCGGTGCCAAAGCAGTCTGGTATCAGCAACGGATTCTTGCGCCCAGGCGATGGCATTGTAGCCAACGGTACAGGCCCAGGCATTGATCGAGGTGGTATTAATTGGAAAGACGTTTGCTATCGCGTAATGGGAACCAATTTAGTTGAGATTGATAGCAACGGCGCAGTAACTATTTTGGGCAATGTTGGCGGTCCAACCGACACCTTGGTGACGATGGATTATAGTTTTGACCGTTTGGTTATCGCCAGCGGTGGCAGACTCTACTATTGGGATGAGATATCTCTAGTCCAAGTAACAGACCAAGATCTTGGCACTGTTCTTGATGTGGTCTGGGTGGATGGCTACTTCATGACCACCGATGGCGAGTTCTTAATCGTTACCGAGCTGTCAGACCCAACTCAGGTCAACCCGCTAAAGTATGGTAGCTCCGAGGTTGACCCAGATCCAGTGGTCGCACTGCTTAAACTGCGCAATGAGGTCTATGCATTGAATCGCAACACCATTGAGGTGTTCGATAACGTTGGCGGGGATTTATTCCCATTTGCACGTATTGATGGCGCACAAATACAAAAGGGTGTGATTGGGACTCAAGGTTGCTGCGTTTATATTGATCGCATTGCATTTTTAGGTGGTGGCAGAAATGAATCTCCTGGCATTTATGTTGGTGCAGCAGCTACTACCCAGAAGATCAGCACCCAAGAGATTGATGAGCTGCTGCTGACCTATACTGAAGCGCAGTTAGCCACAGTCAAGCTAGAAGCCCGAAATGACAAGTCGCACCAGCACCTATATGTTCACTTGCCAGACCGCACTATCGTCTACGATGCAGCCGCATCTGAGGCTTTGAGCGATCAAGTATGGTTTACTCTTACCAGCACTCCAGTGGGCTTTTCACAATACCGTGCCAGAAATCTGGTTTGGGCATATAACAAGTGGCTGATTGGAGATCCACAGAGTAACTCTATTGGCTATCTTGTGCAAGACACTGGCCACCACTGGGGCCAGCAAGTACGCTGGGAATTTGGCACAATCATTGTTTACAACGAGGGCAATGGCGCAATCTTTAACCGCTTAGAGTTGGTCAGTTTGACTGGCAGCATAGCGCTCGGCAAGAATCCGCAGATCAGCACCAGCTACAGCATAGATGGCTTGTCCTACAGTCAAGATCGCAGCATTGCTGTTGGAACCATTGGGAACACTGCAAAGCGATTGGCATGGTTTCAGCAAGGGCACATGCGCAACTGGCGAATACAGAGATTCCGTGGCGACAGCGATGCACATGTTTCTTTTGTTCGATTAGAAGCTCAGATTGAGGCGTTGGCATACTGATGGCAACCGCACCCGTCTCTCGCAAGCTCAACCTGACACGCGATCAGCTTGCGCAATTCTTGACTGACCAGCAGCAGATCAGGCAGTTTGAATTGTTGTTTTCCACGGTTGATGCTATTGCTCCTGATGTAGTTAATGAGGTCAAGATAGAGGCAGGAAGTGCTCAAGCAACTGCAAATGAGGCATTAGCTGAACTTGCACGTTTAGCAGATGCTGTTGAGTTACTAACGGCTGCGCCAGTCATCGAGAACAATAACTCGGTGGTGACCGATTACATTGACTTCAATACCACCACACCAGTGCCTGCCCTTAAAGTCGGACGCATGCATTGGAATGGCGGCTATACCCTGAATCTGGAGATGACTCCGAATGTCAATCAAGCTATTGGTGAGTCACAGTATTACTATCTAAAAGCAACGGCAACCATTACCAAAGGCCAGTTGGTAATGTTTGACGGTGGTGTTGGTTCTTCTGGAGTGATTCAAGGCAAGCCAGCTACCGGCGTGACTAACGGCCAATACATTATGGGTATTGCAGCCGAGAATATTGCAAATAATGCTTTTGGCCTGGTAGCTAGCTTTGGTGTAGTGCGTGGGTTTGATACTACTGGCACACCATATGGCGAAGTCTGGGCTGATGGCGATATTCTGTACTACAACCCGTCTTACGTTGGCGGGTTAACCAAAAATCTACCGCCAGCGCCGACACCTCACGTTGTTGTGGCGGCTGTTGTAAATGCTGGACCAGCAGGCTCTGGCTCTGTTTTTGTCAGAGTGCAAGCTGAGCCGTTGGTGAGTCAGCTCTCGGATGTTTTCATTAGCGGCATAGCTAACGGAGACCTTCTTCAGTACGATTCTGTACAACAACGCTGGGAAAACGTGCCTGCGTCAACGCTGCCAGTCGGAACGGCCACCAATCTAGCAGGCGGCGCAACAGGATCAGTGCCGTATCAATCTGCATCGAGTAATACCGCAATGCTGCCCATTGGCACCGCATTGCAGGTACTCAAAGTCAACGCAGGCGCAACAGCACCTCAGTGGGTTAGCGGCGCGGCTTTGACTAAAACAGATGACACCAACGTCACGCTGACGTTAGGTGGCACGCCAGCTACGTCGCTGTTGGCTGCAACATCATTGACTCTGGGTTGGACAGGCCAATTAGGGCTAACTCGCGGTGGAACTAACGCCAGTTTGACTGCATCTGCCGGTTCAGTAGCTTATTCGACTGCTAGTGCTCTGGCATTAAATACTGCTGGCAGTTCTGGCGATTGGCTTAAAAGTGCAGGAACTGCTGCGCCTACTTGGACAGCTCCCGCTGCCTTGACCAAAACGGATGATACTAATGTCACATTAACACTTGGCGGCAGCGCCAGCACTGCGCTATTAAACGCTGCGTCTTTAACGCTTGGTTGGACAGGGCAGCTTGCAACTACAAGAGGCGGCACAGGTACAGCGACAACATTTACCGCAGGATCAGTTGTGTTTGCTGGCGCGTCAGGCGTTTACAGCCAAGATAACGCCAACTTTTTTTGGGACGATACGAATAATCGACTTGGCCTTGGTAATGTTGCGCCAGCTTGCGCTCTTGACGTAACTGGTGGCATTCAAACTAGTCGCACTGGCGTAACTTCGCCAGCAACAACGGATGGCAACATTTTTTCAGGTACGTATACACCACAACAATTATCTATTGGCGGCATTGCTCAAAACACTAACGTCGACGCTGTTACTTATCAATTGGCTCAATATATGAGGGTTGGTAATATGGTCACGGTTAGTGGGCGCGTGGATATTGACGCAACCGCAACTGGGAATACGATAGTTCAGTTTAGTGTGCCTATCGCGTCTAATTTTAGTAGTACCGCCCAAGGTGCGGGGACAGCGGCATTTACAAGCGCCACGGTTGCCAATAATTCATTTGCAAGGTTGTCGGCACAAACTACCGATGACTGTATATTTTTACAATGCAATTCAACTAACACAGCGTCTGTGTCATGGTTTTATAATTTTACTTACAGGATTATTTAAATGATTGATTCGGTAAAATTAGATTGGGTGAATCAAAAGATTACCGTTACGCTTGATAACAGCATAACAAAGGAATACACGCAAGTCGATAAGGAAGCATATATTGCCGACTACCCTGACCGTGTATCAGATGTCGTGGCAATGGGTTGGAATAATTAAAGGACAAAAAAATGACAGTCACAGTTAAACCCCTGATTAATTCAAAACAAATGGAGGCTGGACAGACAATCCAATATTCTGCCATTAATTGCGTAACTATTATTGACAAATTTACAGCCACCAACACCAGTGCCAATAATGCGCTTATAAGCATTAATTTAGTAACAAGTGGAGACAATGCGGCAGTGTCAAACTTAATTGTCGATAATCGCGCAATTGCCCCAGATGAGACTTATACATTCCCTGAATTGATTGGCCAAGTTTTAGCCTCTGGAAGTTTTATCTCAACTACTGGCACAGCAACATCGCTAACTATTCGAGCCTCTGGCCGCGAAATTACATCTTAAAGGAAGACAGCATGGACAAGTTTATGGTTATCCCAAAAGGTTTTTCAGGTTTGCCAATGGATGAGGAATTTATTAGCACAGCTGAAAACAAGAAAAACACCCAAGTGGTAATTGATGACTGGATGCTTGGTCCTGAGAATCCAAGCAATGAGCCAACGGACAATAAGGTCTACTGGGTTGCACTTGGCAAGGCCATGCAGGTAGACGAAAAAGAAGCTCGCCGCCGCCGATGCAGTAATTGTGAGTATTACGACAACAGCACCATGACACAAGCCAAGATGGAGCGCATTCCACGCAACGACTGGGATACTGACGCAGGGTTCCGTGGCTACTGCAACAAGTTCGACTTTATCTGCCACGACTTGAGATCTTGCCAGGCATGGGAAGAACGTGAATTTCAAATGGAAGATTGACCAAATGCCAAAATGTGGGAAAATAGTAAGCACTGAGCTGTCCGAGCCGCCAGTAGCTCACAAGCATCTGCATAGGAGTTGCCTATGACTGGTATTGATTGGCTCAAAGAGAACCTGCAAAGGGTTTTCCTGCTGCCTGCGCCAGCCGTAGAGTGGCTTCTTATGGTCTACGATTCCCTTCAAGTGTTTGATGATGTTGCCGACAGTGATCCAGTAGATCGCAAAGACCTCAATGCAACCATTTGGAATACGCTAGTGGGTATGCATCAAAACTTGTTTTTTACTGCCAACAGCCACCATTTAGTGCCTCTATTGGCATGCATGATATTAAAATGGCAAGCATCAGATACAGCAGAGCGTTCAGGCCAGGCAAATGTGATGTCGTTTATTTGGCGAGCTGGTTACTATGACTTG